ATGCAGATGCACTACCGATTGCAGTTCGACGAGAACGGCATACCGATGATGTACATATTCTCTACCTGCAAGGGCTTCATCCGCACTATCCCTCTGCTGATGTATGACGAGCACAAGCCCGAGGACATCAACACCAAGCAGGAGGATCATATCGCGGATGCCTGCAGATACCTTTGTATGGCTAACCCCATGAAGCCAAAGCCGATTAGAGAGAACAAGCCGTATGTCTATAACCCGCTGGACGATGACGAGCCGAAGCGGGACAGATATGCGTTCTATCGAAAGTATTAAGAATTGCGGTCTTGTGTTTTTGGGCCTTGGCCTGCCGGCGAGGATGCGTCCAAGCCGGCATATAAGCTGCCGTAGCTCAATAGGAAGAGCAGCCGACTTTTAATCGGCAGGTTCAGGGTTCAACTCCCTGCGGTTGCTCCACTGAACAAAACACGGCGGGGAGTTTCCAAGAGGCTGGTGCCTGCACCGGCGCTGTTTTTAGAACCGCCACTTTTGATAAAGCAATATTGTCGTTTACGCCGGTAACTTTATCATTTCCGGCGATTTGACAAAGTTAGGAGGGCGAGAGACTAATGCCTATTGACCCCAATATGCCCAACAAGGCAGGCAAGACCCTTATGGACTATCTGCCTGCCGCTATGCAGAAGCTGGGCATGAGACCCAAGGATGAGCCTACAGACGGCGAGGTGCTGCCTGAAGCTACTATGGAGCAGCCCATCGATCGCAAGACCATTGAGAAGGCCATCGCCACGCTGAAGGAATACAAGGACGGCAAGCAGAACCTTGAGAGCCGCATTGTAGAGGAAGAGCGCTGGTGGAAGCTGCGCCATTGGGACATCATCCGTGGCAAGAAACAGCTCAAGGACGAGGAAGCAAGACCCGAACCTACTTCCGCGTGGCTGTTTAACTCCATCGCAAACAAGCACGCCGACATCATGGACAACTATCCCGAGCCTAATGTCCTGCCCCGTGAGCGGATGGATGAGGCTGATGCGGATACCCTGTCTGCCATCCTTCCTGTGGTGTTTGAGCGTAACGAGTATGAGCAGACCTACTCACAGGCTGCATGGTACAAGCTCAAGCACGGTGTGGCTGCAAAGGGTGTGTTCTGGAATCAGGACAGAGAGGACGGCCTCGGTGATGTGGACATCCACTTCATGGACATCCTCAACATCTTCTGGGAGCCCGGCATCACAGACCTGCAGACCAGCCGCAACCTGTTTGTGGTGAGCCTGAAGGACAACGACCTGCTGGAGATGGAATACCCCCAGCTCAAGGGTAAGCTGGGTGGTCAGATCATCGATGTCAAACAGTATGTCCACGACGATACCGTGGATGTGACCGACAAGAGCCTGATCGTTGACTGGTACTACAAGAAGCGTACTCCCGAGGGTAGAACCATCCTGCATCTGTGCAAGTTCGTTGGCAACGAGGTACTCTTCGCATCCGAGAACGAGCCCCAGTACGCACAGGACGGCTTCTACGCCCACGGAAAGTATCCTGTGGAGTTTGATGTTCTCTTCCCCGAAGAGGGCACACCTACCGGCTTTGGCTACATTGCCATCATGAAGAGCCCCCAGCTCTACATTGACAAGATGAGTCAGGTGATCCTTGAGAACACCATGATGAGCGCCAAGGTGCGCTACTTCATGAAGAAGAATGCCGCCATCAACAAGGACCAGTTCCTCGATTGGAGCGAGCCCATTGTTGAGTACGAGGGTGATGTGAACAACATCCAGCCCATTGAGGTACAGCAGGTGGGCGGCAATGTTCTCAATGTCCTGCAGATGAAGATCGACGAGCTGAAGGAGACTTCCTCCAACCGCGATGTCAGTCAGGGCAGTTCCTCCGGCGGCGTTACTGCTGCCGCAGCTATTGCCGCTCTGCAGGAGGCCGGCAACAAGACCAGCCGAGACATGATCGCTGCTTCCTATCGCAGTTATACGCAAGAATGCTATCTCGCCATAGAGCTCATTCGTCAGTTTTATGACGAGATGCGCACCTTCCGTATCACCGGTGATAGAGGGCAGAACGAATACATCCAGTTCTCCAACGCCAATATGCAGCCCCAGCCCATTCCTCCTGCCTATCCCGGACAGGAGCTTGAGCCCGGCTACGTTGAGGCAAGCCGCAAGCCTGTCTTTGATGTGGTAGTCAAAGCACAGAAGCGCAGCCCCTACAGCAAGATGGCACAGAATGAGCTTGCCAAGGAGCTGTATGGCATGGGCTTCTTCAATCCCCAGATGGCAGACCAGAGCCTTGGCGCTCTTGAGCTGATGGAGTTTGATGGCATCGAAGCGGTACGCGACAGAGTACAGCAGGGCCAGACCATGCTCAACCAGCTCATGATGATGCAGGAGCAGATGAACAAGCTCGGCATGATCGTCTATCAGCTCACCGGTCAGGATGTGGTAGGCATTGCGCAGAACGGCGTACAAGCCCCTGCAAGCCCTCTTCCTGCAAAGGGAGGGGAGAGCAGCATGGGCAAGGCGCAGAAGGACGCACAGACGGCTAATATGACCGCTTATGGCGAGAGATTGGCTGCTCGTGCAAAGCCTGACATGAACAGCGGAGAATCGCAGGTATGATCCGGATCATGTACCGTCGGGAAGGTGACAGCCACACCTTAACGATGGAGGGACACGCCGATTACGCCGGGCACGGTGCAGACATTGTTTGTGCCGGTGCCTCGGCTATCGTGTGTTCGTTGCTTGGATGGCTGGAGAACAACAGCGAGGATTTAGAGTGCTGCGACAGCGATGTGCGCAGCGGCAGTTTGCGGCTCTACTGCGAAGGTGGAGAGAGAACCGCAACCGCATTTGAAGTTACTATCATTGGTCTCTTGCAGATGGAAGACAGCTACAAGGACCATATGGAAATACAGACTATCGGACTTGCCGATTGACTCTCGGGAAAAGACCGTGAGAAAGGAGCATGGAAACCATGCATAACTACAAACTGCTCAAAGTTGACCTGAACCTGTTTAACGGTGCGGCAGGTGGTGCTGCAGCCGGTGGCGCAAGCGCTGGCGAAGGCTCCGCACAGGCGGCAGAGAGCGCATTACCAAAGGCTGAAACCAACAGCAGACCCGGAAGCAGCCGCCGGGCAAAAGCGGGCGCATTCGACAACGTGGTATTCGGTAAGCAGGACGCTGCGGACGAAACTGCAAGCGGCTCCGTCGCCGGGAGCAATGGTGAGGGTAACGCCAACAAGAGTGGTATCTCTACCACTTCCAGCACCCTTGAAGCAAAGAGAGCTGCCTTTGATGAGCTGATCGACGGTGAATACAAGGATATTTACGCAGAGAAGTTCCAGCAGGCATTCAATCGCCGTTTCAAGGAGGCAAAGGGTATGGAGCAGAGCCTCAATGCACAGAAGCCTATCATGGACATTCTGATGCAGAGATACAACATCGCTGATGGTGATGTGGCAAAGCTCCAGACCGCAATCGAGCAGGATAACATTTACTGGGAAGATGCAGCAGAAGAGGCTGGCCTGACCGTGGAGCAGTACAAGGCGATGAAGAAACTGGAGCGCGAGAATGCAGAGCTCCAGCAGATGCGCCGCAGACAGCAGGGCGAGCAGGCAGCACAGCAGAAGCTCAACCAATGGTACGCAGAGAGCGAGAAGGTGAAGGAGCTCTATCCCACCTTTGATTTCAAGGCGGAGGCAGCCGACAGAAACTTCCTCGGCCTGCTGAAATCCGGTCTCTCCGTACAGCAGGCATATGAGCTCAAGCACATGGATGAGATCAAAGCCAATGCCGCAAGAGTGGCTGCGCAGACCACCGGTCAGCAGATGGCAGCGAAGATCCAGAGCAAGGCATCCAGACCCAAGGAAAATGGTACATCCTCTCAAAGCGCCGTGATCGTCAAGAATGACGTCCACAGTCTCTCCCGCGCAGAGCGAGCAGAGATTGCGAGACGCGCAGCGCGAGGGGAAAGCATCAAATTCTAAAATCAACATGGCTTTCCCCGGTAAAAACGAAAGGGGAAAACAAAAATGAAGTTCAGCAAGTATTTTGACCTGCAGATGTTCGCCAGCATGAACACCCACACCACCACCACCGAGTCTCTCTCTCCCGAGATGAAGACTTACTACAGCGATTATCTGATCGATAACGCTGTTCCCAAGCTGGTCCACGACCAGTTCGGCCAGAAGCACCCCATTCCCAAGAATGGTGGTAAGACCATCGAGTTCCGCAAGTACAGCCCTCTGCCCAAGCTGCTGACTCCTCTGACCGAGGGTGTCACTCCTGACGGCCAGAGCCTGACTGTCACCACTATCGAGGCTACCGTTGACCAGTACGGCGGCTATGTCACCATTTCCGATGTCCTGCAGCTGACTGCTATCGACAACAACATGGTGCAGGCTACCAAGCTGCTGGGCAATCAGGCCGGTGCTTCTCTGGACACCATCACTCGCGAGGTCCTGAACGGTGGTACCAACGTTGTCTACGCCGGTGGCGTTACTTCTCGTGAGGCTCTGACCGCCGAGAGCAAGCTGACCGTCGATGACATCAAGAAGGCTGTTCGTGCTCTGAAGAACCAGAACGCCGAGAAGATCGGTGACTCCTATGTCGCTATCATCCATCCCGACGTTACCTACGACCTGACCAACGATCCCGCTTGGCAGGCTGTCAAGGACTATGACCCCAAGGACTGGTACGAGGGTGAGATCGGCAAGATCGCCGGTGTCCGCTTCGTTGAGACCACCGAGGCCAAGATCTTTGAGGGTGGCGTTTACTCCACTCTGATTCTGGGTGACAACGCTTATGGTGTTACCGAGATCGAGGGTGGCGGTCTGCAGCACATCGTCAAGCAGATGGGCAGCGCCGGTACTTCTGACCCTCTGGATCAGCGTGCTACCTGCGGCTGGAAGGCCATCAAGGTTGCCGAGCGTCTGGTGGAGCAGTTCATGGTGCGCATTGAGTCCAAGTGCACCTTCAGCGGCGAGGCCAACTAATTTAGCCCAACGCAAGGCGTGGGTGGGGGTTGAATCCTCCTCCCTCGCCCGCGCCGGGCATTGAGTAAAAGGAGGATATATTATGGCTACCAAGAAAGAAGAGCTCAATATGCAGGAAGTGCAGGCACAGATCGCCGCTATCATGGCGGAGGCTGAAGCTGCCAAGGCAGAGGCAATGCGACTGGTTGAAGAGGCTCGCATCGCGGCAGGTGTTAAATCCGCCGAGGACGAGGCAAAGGCCAAGCGTGCTGCCGAGCACAAGGCATACATGGAAGAGTATGTCGATGTGAAGCTGTTCAAGGACAATGACAAGTACAAGGATGATGTCTTTGTATCCGTCAACGGTGAAAACTGCGTTATCAAGCGCGGCGAGCGCGTGAGAATCAAGCGTAAGTTTGCCGAAGTGCTTGACCATAGCGAGCATCAGGACTACGAGACCAGCAAGCTCATTGAGCAGGCTACCCGCAACAAGAAGCTGGCAGACCTGTAAACTGCATACTTACCGCGATAAAGAGTTTTTCGCTCTATGACACGGCATAGGGACATACGTTGTGCGTGTGTCCCTATTTCTTTTAGGAGGCATTATGGCAGACAAAATCCAAATCAGAGCAGGCAACAAAAACGGAATGCCTACGCTGACAGACCGGGAGCTTGCCTATGTGCGTGACGAGAATGCGCTGTATATCGGCACACCGAGCGGCAACAAGGACATCAACGGCGAGCTGAAGCAGGCGGTTATCGAGCTGCAGGAAACCGTGGCAACGCACGGCAACGCAATCAAAGCGAATGCAGATGCCGTTGCCGCGTATGAAGCCCGTATCGCGGCTCTGGAGGCTCGTGTTGCGGCTCTGGAATCCGGTACAGAAGAACAAACCTAAAGCCTATATAAGGAGGCGATAGCATGAGAGAAGTAAAAGCGATCCCGGGTAAAGAGACTTTCTTGGGTCGCGTTGGAGAGAATTTGGCAACCGTTGTCAAGTTCGACATCTCCGAATGGCAGAAAACTTATGGTGACGGCACGGTTTATGTGCTTCACCAAAGAAACGGCGACAAGCAGCCTTACCCCTGCGTAAGCGAGCGCGACGGCGACTTTGTGACTTGGTGCATTGCCAATTCTGACGTGGCTGTAGCCGGCAGAGGCCGCATTGAGCTGCAGTATTACAAGGATGAAACGTTGGTAAAGAGCGAGACCTTCACCACCGTGGTGGAGAGAGCCCTTGGCACGCCCACAGAGGACGCTCCTCCCCCTTATGAGGGATGGCTGGAGAACATCCTTGGCGTGGCTACAGAGGCGCAGGAGAGCGCACAGGAGGCTGCAGAGAGCGCTGAAGCAGCAGAGCAGAGCAAGGTGGCTGCTGTCAATAGCGCAAAGGTGGCGGCAAATAGCGCGGCTGCTGCTGTTGAGGCGGAAGCAAATGCAAAGAAGAGCGAGGCTGATGCAGAGGCGGCTGCCAAGAGCGCACAGAGTGCAGCTGATACATCCGCAACAAATGCGCAGTTGTCCCACGACAACATGGAGAGAGCCGAGGCTGCGAGAGACGAAGCACAGGCTGATGCAGATCGTGCAGAGGCATCTGTTGGCAAGGTGTCTTATATCGGCGCAAACGGCAACTGGTACAAGTGGGATGCGGAGCGCGGTGCATTTGTTGATACGGGTGTAGCAGCCAGAGGCCCCAAGGGCGACAAGGGTGACAAAGGCGACCCCGGCGAGCGAGGCCCCGTGGGTCCCGCCGGATCTGGTGCCGGTGATATGCTGGAGAGCACCTACGATCCGCAGGGTAGGGCAACGGACATCTTTGCGTATGTAGACGAGCACATCGGCAGCGGTGGCGGCAGCGGTGGCGGCAGCGGTGGCTTCATCGCCGTCTACAACGAGACCACTCACGCAGAAGTGCTTGAGGCGTGGAGCGGCGGACAGACGGTCATCGCCATCGAAAACAACGATTATGAGGCAAAGCCTTACTACCTGAAGGACTACTGGTTTGAGAGCGGCAAGTTTGAGTTTCTGACTCCTGTCGATGGCAATCGCTGCGATAAGCTGGTGCTGAACACTTCCGGCTGGTCGAAATCCTCCGTCATCTTTGCGGAGAGCTATGGCGCTGTTACGCTTCACAACAGCAGCGAAGAGGCTCATGCGGACATCCGGGAGATGGTGGAGAGCGCGTCTTGGGCCGCAAGCGATGCAATGGAGCTGGCAGAGAGCAAGGCGAGCGTGGTGTTCCTCAACGAGTATGACTACACGACCCTTTATGATGTGGCAACCGCATTCGGTAGCGGCAATGTGTGCTACTTTGTGGACGAGGAAGGAGCTCTCTACGATCTGGCGCACCACGAAGAGGGTGTCAGCTATGTGTTTGTTCGCGTGACCGTTGAGAAGATCCTGTACGCAACCTGCAACGAGGACGGGTGGAGCTACAGCGAGGAAGAGTTCATGCCCATCGATCACTCCTCCAGAGAGACCACTTATGGTAGAGGCAGCGTCACGCACTATGGTCATGTCAAGTTGAGCGATGCTACAAGCGGCACCGACGACTATTACAGCGGCGTGGCAGCAACACCTTTGGCTGTAAAGACCGCTTATGACAAGGCTGTTGCGGCACAGACGGCAGCAAGCAATGCACAGACTACGGCGAATGGCGCAGCAAGTGCAGCAAGCGCGGCACAGACGGCTGCCAACAGCAAGGCAAGTACAGCCACCTACACCGTATCCGTTCCTACCGGCTGGACTGCAAACGAGGCTGGTGGCTACTACAAGACCGTGACGGTGAGTGGAATGCTGGCAACCGACAACCCCATCGCAGACGTTGTGCTTGGTGCAGATGTGGATGCCAACGTCGCCTATATCGAGGCGTGGAGTTTGGTCACTCGCATCTCTACGGCGGCTAACTCCATTACGCTGTATGCCAACGGCGATGCCCCCGCTACTGCGTTTACCGTGCAGTTAAAGGCGGTGAGATAATGGGCGAATGCTTTAAGTTTGGTAGAGGGAAGCTGAAAACCTTCGACCCTGTGTTTGCCAACAACAGTTGGGAGGATATTATTGCCGCCTGTCAAGCGGGTAAAGTTCCTGCGACGTGGAAGGTGGGCGACCAAAAGAACATGACCATCAACGGGACTGATTATCCCATTGACGTTATTGGTATCAACCATGACACCTATTCCACAGGTGGTACTGCACCGCTTACTTTCCAGATGCACGATTGCTACAAGACGAACTATCAAATGAACAGCGTAGCGTCCGAAGGTGGATGGGAAGTTTGCAATATGAGAAAGAGTCGGTTGCCTGCCATCCTCAACCTTATGCCGACCGAGGTGAGTGCCGCTGTCCGCGAGGTAAGCAAGAAGTCTGGCGCAGGAAGTCCTACTATCAAAAATACGGTCGATAAACTGTTTCTGTTGGCAGAGGTCGAGATTTTTGGTAAATGCACCTATTCTGTGCCGGGAGAAGGTGAACAATATGCGTACTACTCTTCTGGGAATAGCACGATAAAGAAAAGGAGCGGTAGTGCGGCATACTGGTGGGAGCGTTCTTCGCTCGATTACGGTGGTGCGTTCTGTATGGTCGCAACCAACGGTTATGTGTCATTTGACGATGATACCGACTCCTACAGCGTAGCCTTTGCATTCTGTTTTTAGGAGGTGACTTATGGGCGAAGCAATTTTAGCAAGAACAGCGAGTGAGGTCAGCGTTGCGAAATATTACAGGGAGGAAATTAAAATTTCATCGACCGACTTGAAGGAAAACACTTTTTCGCTTGACGTAGGTTTTCCTCCTGACGTATTGCTCATGGAAAGGTCGGCGTATTCCAACGTCAGTCGAGTTATTTCTATCCTTTCCTATGCAGACACGGAGTACGGCCCGTTTGTATTTGCTTACGGCTCCAATACTAGCGGCAGCGGAACATATGCCAAGAGCACCCCGATTATAGGGGCCGGCAACACGCCAACAGTAACCAAAACACAGACGGGATTTATACTAAGCAGCGGCAATTATACTGTGCGCGTGCTCGACGGAACATATACAATTACGGCAATAAAGTACACATAAGGAGGGAGCGAGAGCGTGTATATCAAATACAACGACAACAAATACCCCTGCAAATGCAGGCCCGGCAAGACGATGGTCTACCGCGAATTACCAGAGGACTTCCCCTCCCCCGTTGAGGGCGAGATTGCTCTGTATGCGGACGATGACTTCCTTCTCCGCACGGACAACGTGGCAGACTATCTGCGGCAGACCTTTGCAGACGGTGTGCTGATGCTGACCAACGTCCCCGAGCCCGAACCCGTTGAGCCGGAGCCTTTTGTGCCCGAACCTACCGTCTGGGACGAGCTGGACGCAGCCTATCAGGAAGGAGTTAATTGCGTATGACAAGCAAAGACAGAGTGCTTCGCCGCGAGCGTGAGCGTGGTCTTATGGATGCGGCCGACCTGCAGAGCAGAGCCGGCAGTATGACCGGCACAGCGCTTTATGCGGAGGAGGACAAGATTCCCTCCTTCAAGGCAGCCGTGGCGAAGATGAATATGCTGGAGCGCAAGGCTGGCTTCGTGTGCAAGTCCAGCGCTGGCCGCGTGGTGAAGCTGAATCAGCCTTATGACAGCACCATCTATACCGGCGAGCCGGAAGAGCTACCTGCACAGTTTGGCTTCGTATGGAGCGATGATCCCGCCAAGGCGTTGCCCTTCGTGGCCATCTCCACATCTCCCTACATGAAGGGAAACTGCTGCACGGAGAACGAGAAGGTATACCGAAGCAAGCAGGACAACAACGTGCACGCACCTTCTGCTTGGCCTGATGGTTGGGAGGAAGTGGAATGATTCGGATGCTATTGCTTGTGGCAGAGCTTGCCGGCGCGATCACCGGCATTGCCGCGTGCATCTGCCTGCTGGTAAAGCCGCTCCGTGACAAACTGTTGGGGATGAACGATGTGCGAGACGGTCAGCGCTGTCTCCTGCGAAGCGACATCCTCAACGTGTACTACAAGTACCGGGAGGAGAAGAAAATCCGCCAGTACGAGTATGAGAACGTGGTGCTGCTCTACAAAGCATACAAGGCTTTGGGCGGCAACACTTTTGTAGACCACATCTACAATGAAATCAACGAGTGGGAGGTGATCAGCTGATGAAAACAAGCAAACTTGTTCTGCTTGCCATTGGCGGTCTGCTGATCGCCTTTGTGCTGAAGATGATCGAGCTTTATGAAACCACCGGGGCTATCCCGGACACATTGGTGAGCTGTGTTCTGGGCGGAGGGCTGGCAGAGCTGGCCCTCACCGCTTGGATCACGGTGAGCAAAGTAAAAAAAGGAGGCGCGGACAATGAGTGAGATTATGAGAAAACTGACCAGCCGCAAATTCCTGCTGGCTCTGGCTGGCATGGCTGCCGGCTATGCTATGGCCTTTGGCGTGGATGGCAGCGAGATCGTTGAGATCGTGAGCGCTGTGGGCGGCATTCTGGCCGCTGTGGGCAGCGCCATCGCCTACATCAATGCAGAGGCCAAAGTGGATGCCGCAAGGGAGTTGAGCGAGCATGGTAACGATTAACGCTTATTCCCGGAAGAAGGACGGGCTCAAGAAGCTGTCTGCCAACTTCGCTGTGAATGAGTTTGCCTGCAACGACAACAGCGATCCTATCTTCGTTGCCCCGGAGCTTGTGGAGGTGCTGCAGAAGATCCGCAACCACTTCCGCAAGCCTGTTACCATCAACAGCGCATTCCGCACGGCAAGCTACAATAAGAAGGTGGGCGGCGCAGCACAGAGCCAGCATCTCTACGGCATGGCGGCAGACATCGTGGTTAAGGGCATCAAACCGGAGACGGTGGCAGCCTACGCAGAGACTCTGCTGCCGAACAATGGCGGCATCGGTCGATATGCCACCTTCACGCACATCGACATTCGGGAAACCAAAAGCCGCTGGAACGGATAAGGAGGAGCGAGCATGACAATGAATCAAGTCATTGAGTATGTGGATCGGGTGAAGCCCAACGCATACTCCGATGAGGACAAATGCCGGTGGATCAATACGATTGAGGGCTTGGTGAGCAGAGAAGTGCTGA